TTTGGATCTGTCTTTTGATTCTGGCTTGATCTCTACTACCAAAGGCTTCCCCTCAGCAGCAGCTTGAGCATGGTTCTTATTTAGAAAATTAGTAACAGGCGAAATGTCGCAATGGTTCTTAATAGTGAACACTGCTGTTTTCATGCTCACCTCAATTATTGGGAAATTCCGAATAGTTCAAAGGGTTTCGTTTTTAACGTACCCCTTAAAACACCTCATCACTATTAAGATTCAACATCCGCTCGGTCTTCTCCAACCACCCATCAAACAAAGCTTCTGATTCTTGTCTTGTGCCTAGTTTGAATTGGTCGAATTGACTGTGACATGAGTGACAGAGAGGAACTGTGAACTCGTCACTGGCCTTTATCGACCTACCCTTGCCATGCTTCGAACTGTTTGAATGTGCTGCCTGTGAAGGACTAGAACCACACCTAACGCAAGGCAACAACCTAACAGCCTTCAATCGCTTTGAATCACGCATGAAGATTACTTCTAATGTTCTTCACTTGCTCTTTGTGTCGCTTTATCTTCGCGTCAATATCAAGCATTTCTTTAGCCGTCATCAAGCCACGCGAGAGGTTCTGTAGCTTTTCAATTTCATTGCACAGTGCATTTAAATTCTTCTTCGCTTCGATTATGTCCATGCTCACCCCAAGAAATGCCAGAATATCCAAATTATTGCAGCACAGAATGCAAGCCAAATGCCGACCTTAAAACCCTTAATGAACTGAGGCTCTTCAAAACCTTCCATGAATTCTTCATGCAGTTCATTGTGAGCAGTGTTCCACTCATAAATGTCTTGCTTCTCTTTAGGAGTCATATAGATCTGAGCTTGCTTTTTTGTATGTGCCTTGGCAGCCAATCGTTTTGCTTTCTTTTGTTTTCGATTCATAAATACCCCAATCCATTTGACTTAGATGAAGTGAGCTACTCCTTAGCTTTGATATCCACTTTGGCAAGAGGCTATATCTATGCAGCACACTTCTCTAAATTAAATGGCACGCCATGCAGGACTCGAACCCGCATCAATCACACTAGAATTATGATGTCTTATCCAATTAGACGAATGGCGTAAAAAAAGAAAACCCCGTCAAACGACAGGGCCACAAACACTTAATCTTTCCACACTTTCTGCATTCTTTCTGATTAAACATGTCGGATTCATATTCCCAAACATGTATGCAAAAGACCTGCTTAATTCTTCGGAGCATGTGAACCTCCAAAAAGCAAAGGAAACGTAGCGAAAGCTTTTAGAAATGCTTTTTATCTTCAACAGTTAGAGGATGAAAAATCATATAAGCTTCAACTTGTTCTAATTTGACAATATCACCAAGATCAGGCGATCTACTGTAAGAGTGAAATGCTTATCTTCACTATCACACATGTCCCATACTGCTGGCAGGTAATCAATAGACTCACTGTCAACTTTAATTGCTAATACACATAATTGATTTGGTTTAGTTGGTGCATGTCTGTTTGATAACCAAGCCATTCTTCTTCTCACTTTTCAATAGGCAATAAAAAAGCCCACGATTAAGTGAGCTTTGATGTGTTGGTCTTCGGAAATCCGTAATACGACCAGTATATAAAAACTATACTCTTGTTTCCGCAATAATGGAATACCTACGCTTTCATATCTTTGTAAGTATTTCTTTTGTAGGCTTCAACCGCTTTGCCTGCTTCATCAATTGCTGACTCAATTGCCATTGTCATTAGGTTCTCGTAAGGCTTCCATGTCTTGCGGTAACACTCTGTGCTCATCTGATGACTTTTTAAACCCGAATAAGCCAAGCGGCCTTTGGCTGTGTAATGCTCTTCTAACTCAGGATTTAATGCGAAGTCTAAAACCATACGGGCAATAAGCCAAGCCAAGTGATAAATAGCAACGTGCTCAGGCTCGCGCTTCTTATCAACTGTAGCATTGTGGACCATGATCTTAGCCAGATGGTTACGAACATATTCATAATCACTTTCTGACTTGCCCTCAAATACAATCAACGCTGTGACTGACTTTGCTAACTGGGTTTCCATTGAAGCAATAGCACCCAAGCGGTCTTGATAGTTCAATGGTTTCTCTCCTGTTCCGCGGACCACTGGCTCAATACTTGGTGAACTCGCAGTTAAACCATGAGTCAACCATTCAAAACGTTCAAACTTCTCAACTGCTACTGCATTCATACCGTCACCCTAAATCATTAAGTATTTTTTGATTTCATCAATGGCTTCATCTGCACCGAAGCAGACTTTGCACATGTAACCTTGTTCTTCTAAGCGTTGGATCATGAGTCTTTGACTTGGTTGTAACTTCCCTTTCTTTGATTTCAACTCAATCCAAAGCCCATGCACCTCACCATTTGGAACAATAAGCTGAAGGTCTGGAACACCAGCCTTTACGCCCAACTTCTTAAACTTTGCAGCTTCAATGATGTTTCTAGATCCACCATTAGGAATGTGGAATAAGTAATCACTCAAACGACCTGAACCATACTTCACACGATGCGCCCAACTCATGAGCGTCATTTGTTCTTGATCTTCTGTAGGTACTCGGTTGAATCGCTTAGAACGAGCTGCCTTCAGTGACTGGACCCTTTGAGCCTCTTTGAATGTGGTCATTGCAGCACCTCAAAGTATTTACCAAACGATTTATCGTTATGTGCGACATGAACAAGGGTTAATGGTGAGTCTGTCTTATACAAATAATCACCTATGTCTATGCCTTGATTCCCAACAAATCCAGACAATACAAAGTCTTCACCTTGCAGATACACCTTTGACTCTGTACCATTTAGAAAAGCTTCTAGCTCTTCTGTTATTCCCTCAAACTGTATTGATTCATACTCTTGTGGGATTGTTCGTAGCTTCATGCCTCCCCCTTGAGCGCTTGCTCTGCATTTTTCAGGATCATCATTTTTCTTTTCGTGCGAGCATTAAATTCTTGAGTCTTAAATGAACCAATAACACCAGCTCGCATTTTGCTTAAGGTATCAGTTGCTTTTAAGCGTTCCTCTAGCCATTCCACCCGCTTTTGCAGCTTCAGCATATTTATGCCTTGTTGTGTATATAGGTTTTGCAGCTCCTCCACTTTCGCTTGCTGTTCTTGCCAAACTTCCCAGCGCCCATTAAGAAAAACGACTGATATCAAGCAACCATCTGCATTGACTTTGTATCGGTTTTCTTTTTCATCAAAATAGATAGAATCACTAAGTAATTCTTTGGTTTTAGGGTTTTGCTCAAACTCTTCTCTGCACTTATCCATCTCAAACATCCTTAGCTTTGCAGTTTGGCGAAATGTGGTTTTCTATGGGGAAGTCGTCGCCTAGGTCGCAGCCAAAATGTGTGGCATGCATAACAGCACCAACTTGCTCACCAGTTAAAACGTTGTAGGGGAACTTAACGTTCGCATAAACTAGAACCACTTCATCAATGCGGTGGCCTGCTTTAATCTCGGCTTCTGATGCATGCTCAAGTTCTGACAGCTTGTAGGCTGATAAGCCAATCGACTTACCAGATCTACTAATCACATCAACAAAACCTTTTTCGCCAACTTGTTTGTAAAATATCAATAGGCCTGCATGAGATTTACTTGTAAGCCAATCACCTTCTTTAAACTCACACATGGCTGACTCCTTGGATCGAGAACGAATTAAAAAAGTCTTTGTATGGTCGTGCGTAAACATTCCCGTCGCTCAAGCTTTGATAGACAACCATCTTTGGAAACTTCTCGTTGTCACATTTATTAGCAACTGCAATTAGCGAATAGAGATTTCCAGTCTTATTGTGTTTGTAGATCATTCCCTTATCTCTCGCCCGTTCTAAACCGTGGTCTTTGATAAACTGGGTGGCGTTCATTGGCTTATCTCCCTCAATTTGCTCATATCAACTTCATCGCGATTTGCATATTCAACCCAAGCTTTTCTTGAACTGTGCCAGATAAAACAAACAACTGGAGTTATGATCCAATAGTCACCATCATCATCTACAAGTGTAGCTCCGTTCATCCCTTCACCCCGTCACGTTTGTCATGTCTGGTCACGTTCATGCTTTCTGCCTTCAACTGGTCCAGCATTTTTAGCTTTCTTAGCTTCTCGTAAAGGTTTGCAGCAGCTCTAGTTTCTTTATTACGAGTGCCAAGGTTGTAAGCTCTGCGTAGGCTCATCATTGCGGTGTAATCAACGAATTCGATCATGCTACAAGCTCCCCTTTAACATTCAGGATGTCTTTTGCGTATTGAGTTGCTTTGTAAGTTGCGTATGAGTCCTTTTCCAAGTAAAGGTTGTGTTGCATGTGTAGCGAATAACAAAATGTCAAAAATGTTTTGGAATGCTTTAACTCGTTTTATTGCTTTCACGCTGCACCTCCAACAATCAAAACTGATTGAGGTGGGTTAGCCTTAACAGCACGCTTCAAAGCTGCACGCTGATTACTTAGCGCTTTAGCTTCCTTGCAAAACTCACAACGGCACTTAAATTTGTTATATCCGTAGACTGTCCCATGAGTGAATTTAGCTTCGTACTGCTCACCGCCAATTTCCTCAATCCAATCTAGAGTTTTTTTATCATTTGCTAATCTCATGAGAACACTCCTACTGGACACATAAAGACAATCTCAATACCGCCATACGAAGGCTTGTTGAATGTCTTAAGTTCTTTATTAATCACTGACTCAATATGCTTTTTCGTTTCAGTCTTGAAGTTGAATGCGCGTTTGAGAATTACTCTTGAACCATCTATCGCCTCTACGTTGAATTGCATCTTCTGGCGATCGATCGAAGTTACTTGCACTTGTACGCTCACGCTGCACCTCTCTCTTCTTCTCGAATAGTCACAAAACGGCAGATATCTAAGCGGTCCATAACTCGAACTACGCCTTTCTTGCCATGACGATTTTTAGCAACGATTAATTCGGTGACACCTGATGGCAGGTCGTCTTCACCAATGATTGGATTCGCCAGAATGATTTGATCTGCATCTTGTTCGATCTGACCTGATTCTTTTAGATCTGATGCTTTAGGGCGCTTGCCTTTCTCAGACTCACGGTTAAGCTGAGCCAATGCGATAACCGGGCAGTCAAACTCTTTAGCCAATGCTTTTAAATCACGGCTAATTGAACTTACTTCCTGGTAACGGTCTTTCTTGCTTGGGTCACGTACTAACTGAAGGTAATCAATTACGATGCACCCTAGTTTTTTGTACTTACGCTTAGCTTTACGAGCCCAAGAATGTATTTCTGCAATTGTTGGTTTCTGCTTGTCTTCGATGTGGATTGGTAACGAACTGAATCGTTTTTGTGCCTCTGCAAATTGAGCTAACATCCCATCGAATAGTTCAGCGTTGTGAATATTGTCGTAAGGGATTTGGGTTAAAGCTGAGATACAACGGTTTGCGAATGTCTCTACATCCATTTCAGCAGACACAACCAATACAGGCTCGTTGTATTGCACTGCTGTTTGAATTACTAACATTTGAGCAAGAGTTGATTTGCCAGAACCAGGACGACCACCAACGATGCAGAAGTGCCCTTTTTGAATTAATCCAACCAGATTGTCCAAATGAGTTAAGTTGAACTTTACGCCTGTGTATTGTTTGTTAGCTTTAGCCTCAGCCTTTTGGATTAAACGATCTGTAGCGCGGTTCAAAGCCTCTTCAAATGTGAAGCTAGTCTTTTCAACATCGTTTGAAGTTTTCTTTCCATCTAGGATGCTTTCGGCAGCAATGTGAACGTCAGGGATTGTTAGGTCTTTTGCAATCTCTGCAATGCTTTGCCCGATATGCTCAACTTCACGGTGTGCCTTAAACTTGTTTAGCTCAGCAACATAAGACTCCAGGTTGTAAAAGCTTGAAGGCGCTTCACTACTCATTTGAAGCAGATATTCAGAACCACCCATCAAATGAATTACATTTTTCTGTTTAAGCTGCTGCTCAACCATAACAAAGTCATAAGGCTTGTTTTCATTCGCAAGGTCAGCAATTGCCTGGAAGATTTGCTTATGGCGCTCTGGAAAGAAGCACTCAACATCAAGATCGTTACTTACAACATCAAATGATTTGTCTACAGTCATCAATGCTGTAAGAACCGCTTGTTCCATTGGAATGTTATGAATATGCGACATTACCAATCCCCCATATCTACTTTGAGTTCAGAAGAATTGATGTTTTGTGCAATACCACTTGCTTGTTGGAATAAACGCTCTACGAGCTTGTAGTCACGTTTAACCCACTTCACAAAGTTTGAATACATCTGAGTGCTTGTAACTGCACCAGTGTGTATTTTGTTTTCATAGTGAGGATTGATTTCAAGAAGGAGTTGATCAACCTGGTCTTGAGATACTTTTGGTAATCCAGATCTTTGCATCCAAGAATTCAATTGTTGTAAATCTGGTTTCCAGATATTCAGAACTTCATCAACTGGATTTTCTTGTTGCTCACTTTCTTTTAAGTTTCTTTTCTTTTCTTTTACAGAGTGACATTTGATGCTACTAGTTCCAGTATCATTTGATGCTACTAGTCTAGGTACATTTGATGTAACTACTTTAGATGCACCAGTATCATTTGATGCTACTAGTTCTATAGATAATCTATCTTCAAAAGTCACTTCATAACTTGTAACTTTACCCAAAGTTTTAGTGATTTTTACTAGGTTGTATTTCGCTAAATCAGACATCGCTTTTCTGACAGTTCTTTTGTCTTTAAAGCCTGTTAATTTTAAAATTAAGGATTCACCAATAGCCTTGTTTTCTTCATGAAAGCCTTTGATTTGTCTATTAAGCAAAACTAGACATTTAATTGCTTCACCACTTAAAACAGCCAAATACCCCTCATCACAAACAAAGTTAGGCAATGGTGTGTACCCATCTTCTTTTTTGGACATGGCTTTTTGCTCGATTCTTTTTGCTGTGCTTGGGTGAATGTCTACATTCTCCAAAGGCAAAACTCTTAATGCACCCATCAAACACCTCTCCATACAAATGCAGCTAAATCAGCTTTCGCTTTAGCCAATGCCATAGAGTTTTCGAGAGTTCGATTAAGCACATAAGCCTCAACCGCTTTTTGAAACAAACTAATCTTCCGATTTAGTTCAATGTCTGCTAATATTTGATAGTTCATTTAATCCACCTTGTTTGAACACTAAGCCTGATCTCATCCATCAGACTTTTTTATTTGTCTAAAATCCCGTTAATCCCTTCCGATCCCTCTGAAAAGCTGACTTCTGTACTCAATTCCCGTACTAAAGCCGACATTCCCAAACGCTCGAAAGATTTTGCTTGTATATTGAATACATGCCACTCGCCAACTATCTCTTTTTCAATAAGAAAACCTAGATAGGCCGCGAGATCCTTTTCTTTAACATGAGCAAGTATTTTTGCTCGTTCATGGATTTCGGGAGATAAGCGCACATGCGTAGATTTTTTTTTCAAGGCTCATAAAACTTTCCTTATGCCGCTAAATGTTTTGGATTTGCTTTATCGAGTAGCCATTCTTGAGTCACTTTCCCGTTACTGTGCTCAGCAAGAATCTGTGCGTAGTTGGTTTCACCTGTGTAATCAGTACGTGGCAATACACCTTTCTCTGCCATCTTTCTTACAGCAACGTAGGATATCCCAAGTAATGACGCTGCATTGGTTCGCCCACCAACAGCATCAATGGCTTGTTGAATAGGATTCATATCTTAAACCTTATTTAAACCTAATTAATATTTTTATTAAACCATGAGTTAAAATTATTTTCAACCTATGGTTGCTTACAATTTTATATTTTTTATACGAAAATTTAACCAAAGGTTTCACGCGATGAAAGTTATGAGCACAATGGTTGAGCGCATTCAGGAAGCACTGAAAGCAAAGAAATTATCATGGTCTAAAGCTGCCACAATGATTGGCCTGACTCCTCAAGCGCCTTCTAAATGGAAAAAAGGACAGATTGGCAAAGAGACTTTGGATAAGTTGGCCGAACTTTTAGAAGTTGATGCCGGATGGCTTCTAAACGGGAAGAAAAAACAAAATTTAACCAACTTTAACATGCAAGAATTTATGGATAAGCACGGTCTATCCAAGAAAGATGAATCATCATTTGATGTGAATGATATTCAAAGCCCGTCAGTAGTTGAGTATGGTGGGGATGATGGATTTATCTGGATTGATGTGGTAGAGGCAAGTTTTTCTTGTGGCACAGGAGAATCTATAGAGTTTCACTTTGATGTGATCAATGGAAAACAGCCATTCCCACCTAGTTTTTTTAAACAAAAAAATGTTCATCCTGATTGCATGCGCATCATCAAGGCTAAAGGCGACAGTATGGCGGACAAGATTGATGATGGGGATTTGGTTGGCATTGATATATCCCAAACCGACATTATTGATGGTCAAATTTATGCTGTTTACTTTGAGGGTGAAGGCATGATTAAGCAGATTTTCAAGGAAGAAGGCGGGAAACTGATTCTGCACAGCCTAAATCCTAAATACAGAGATCGTGAAGTCACGGAGCAAAATGGATTGAATTTTAAAGTTATGGGTCGCCAATTTTGGCGTGCAGGTTAAAAAAGGAGAATGGAATTGGATAACGCAAAACTACCAATCAATCAGATTATTGCTCGCATCAATGATGCTGCGAAACATGGTGAAGCTTTGGTGCTAACAGCCGAAGAAGTGAAGATTCTTTCCAAAGATATTGGCGACAAAGTCTTTATTCCTGTGCTTACTAATGAGCAGGTCGTGCAGTTGGTAAAAGAAGGAAAGCTAGGCCAGAAAATTAATAACACAAAAGATTAATAAACTGTGAACCCGACACAGTCTTTTAAATGTGGGGTATATCACTTATTAGATAGTAATATTTATTGATGTTTTAGAGTGTAATGTGTAGATTGCCAATAGTTTTTATAGTAGAAATTGGGATTATACAATATGTCTAATATTGAGCAAGATACACGTTTTATTGTTAACAATAATTTGATTAACAAGGGCTGGATCTTGGACATTCAAGATCCAAACAAAAATGTCTTTTTTGAATCAGATATCTTAAGAATTGTTAATAATGAGTTTCTCAAGAAAAGTAAAAAAAGACCCGATTATGTTCTTTTCGATTCACAAAATAAGCGGCCAATCGGTGTAATTGAAACGAAATCAGGTGGGAAAAGCTTAACAAAAGCACTGGATCAGGCAACCGAATATGCTGAAATGCTTGATGCACCTTTGATATTTGCAATGAATAATGGTTTCTGTGAAACACGGCATTTGTATACCCAAAAACCATTATTTATTGATGAAAATGAGGTTAATGAATTAATAAGAGTAAATGAAGCTAAAGAGTTTATATTGCAGGAAACAAATGGTATTTATATTACACCTAAAGAAATTTTAGTCTCTCGCAAAGAGTTAATTAATGTTTTCAAAAAGTTAAATAACTCACTAAGAGGTGAAGGTTTAAGAGCTGGTATAGAAAGGCTTTCAGAATTTGCAAACATTCTTTTTTTAAAATTGTATACAGAGAATGCTAATACAGGTATTTGGAATTCTCTCAAAAGTCTCGATAATGATTTGTTAATTAATACAACTAATAACATACTACAAGATATTGATAGACAATATGGTGCTTCTGTTTTTACAAATTTACAGCTAACCAACCCTGTTGCTGTTAAAGAGATGATCAAAGAGTTGGATAAGTTAAAACTCTCATCAATAGATACCGATATTAAAGGAGATGCTTTTGAGTATTTCTTACAGCAAGCTACAGCAACTAATAATGACTTAGGAGAATACTTTACTCCACGTCACATAACTAAAACCATTGTTAACTTGGTCAACCCTAAATATGGTGAAAAGATCTATGACCCTTTTTGTGGGACAGGTGGTTTTTTAACAGAGGCATTTGATCATATAAAAGATAACACTTTAATTGCAAACAATAGTAGTGAAGAAATCAAGCTTAAACATAATACTATTTTTGGAAGAGAAATTACCTCAAATGCAAAACTCGCAAAAATGAATATGATTCTCCATGGGGATGGACATAGTGGAATTTGCCAGATAGACACACTTCAAAACCCAATTGAATCTGAATATGATGTGGTTATAACCAACATGCCATTTTCTCAAAAAACTTCTTATTCTCACTTATATGAGAATAAGTTAGCTAAAAACGATGGTGATGGAGTATGCGTTCTACATTGCTTTAAAGCAACAAAAAAAGGAGGGCGAATGGCATTAGTAGTACCTGAAGGCTTTCTTTTTAAAGCCGCTTTAGCTCCAGTAAGGAAGTACTTATTTGAAAACGCCCAACTAAAAGCAGTAGTTTCACTTCCAAAAGAAGTTTTTCTGCCATATGCAAAAGTTAAAACCAATATACTCTACTTTACCAACTGTCATAATGGTAGAACAAATTCTGACGTTTTTTACTACAATGTGACAAATGATGGCCTAAGTTTAGATTCTTTCCGAAGAAAAATTGACGAAAATGATTTAAAAAATTTAGATTTTGCTGATTTAAATAAGAGCGACTTTGATAAATATTATAATGAATTAGGTTTCTTAAAAGTTAATCCAGAATTAATCAGAAGCAATGATTATATTTATAATTATGCTCACTATAGTAATTCACATATAAAATCAAAATTCCCAACTATAAAACTAAAAGAACTCCTATCCTTGTCTGGCAAAGTCAAAGTGGGAGAGGATACAAATATACCTATTATGAGTATTACTATGGAACATGGCTTAATTGATCAGCATGAGAAATTTAAAAAACGAGTCGCAAGTTCTGATATTTCTGGGTATAAAAAGGTTTTTAAAAATGAACTTGTAATGGGGTTCCCTATAGATGAAGGTGTTCTAGGATTTCAAAAATATTACGATGCTGCTGCCGTAAGCCCAGCATACAAAATCTTTAGATTAAAACGAGAAGTTAATGTAGAATATTTGGATTTGATTTTGAGATCTAATTCTCTAAGAAAAATATACAAAAGTAAAATGCAAGGCAGTGTAGAAAGACGACGCAGTATTCCTGATGAGATGTTTTTGAATATTGAGATCCCGAATCCTCCTGAAGAGGTTAAAGATCAAATAGTAAAACAACATAAACTAATAAAGGAAATTGAGAATAGCCTCAAGGAAAATCAAAAAAAATTGCGTCTAAAGACAGAAGCATTATGGGAACTTCCTCAAAATTACAACTAATCCCCCCTTCGAACCCACCACCACGGTGGGTTTTCTTTTGTCTATTAAAGCATATTTAAACCTAATCATAAATTATTTTCACCTATGGTTTAATTTATGCTTGCTTTTATTTTATACCTTTGGTTTAATAAATCTCACCAGATAACAAAAAAGTCCCAGACATCTGACCGACGGGACTTTTACTCAATGAGTGAGATAAGTATGAATCAAAGAATTGAAAAGTACAAGTTTAGCCAAGCCTTCAGGGATGGCTCGAAAGCTTTTTTAGCTTTCTGGATTATCACCTTCATTGTATTTGCATTCTTACGAGGCTGTGCCGACGAGCAACACGTCAACGAACTCAAAGCAAAAGAAAACCTTTATGTCCGCGTTCAGGTTGAGGGGGTGAAGTGATGTCAAGTTCTCTCAATTTATCAGAACGTCAATTACAAGTTCTTCAATGTGTAAAAGACGCTAAAGCAGAAGGCAAGCGCCCTTACACGAGAGGTGTTGTAAATCGTATGAAGGCCAAAGGTTTGGAGATTTCAGACCGTCAAGCTGCATATGACCTTGGCGTGATCATCAATACAGATGGCACAGGCGTCTACTCTGCTCGTTATGGCAGTGGCAAAACTCTATGGATTTATGAAGAGCCTTTAGCCAAGGAGCACTCTCATGGATAACTACAAAATCAAAGTTAATGATGAAGCTGAGAGCAAAGAGGCTCAGGAGTTGTTAAAGCAGCTTGGATTCCAGGAAGAAGGTTTTACAGGTATAGGCCTGCCATGCTACTTGGCGACATGGGATGGTGGATATGCTGATTACTATTTTGGTTCTTTAAGTGAAGGTAGAAAACGAGAAGAACTCACCCTCCCTCAACTACGCGACCTTGTTGTTTTGAAGCGTAATGATGTGAAGGATGCGACTCATGAAGATCAATATGGTGATAAGTGGCTTTATTTGGATGAAAGACACTATGTCTATCTAAATGATCAGTGGGATTTGCCTATTGGTGAGTTCTTAGAAAGATATGAACTAAAACCAATATTGCCAGTAAAAAAACAAGACCCAGCCTTGATTAGCGGTGCTGAGGCGAAGCTTGCATGGGCTAAGGGCGAAATTGTTGAGTACTTTAGAAAAAGCCGTGATGAATGGTTTGAAGTAAAAGGGAACACATTTGTTTCTGTGTTTGATACCGCAGAGAAACTACGCATCAAACCCCAAACCATCAAGCTTGAACTTGAAATACCTGCTCCATACAAAGCAAAAATTGGCGGACGAGATGACACATCTTTCGTTCTGAATGTTGGCAGACATCAGTATTGCTACAAAACCGAAGAGGAATACACAAAGGCTCGTGACGCTTTGGAAGCAGTATTTGACTCGGCAGTGAGAGGTACTAACTCATGAATATGTTAGCCAATATCTCGTTTGATGCTGCTGAATCAAAGCTTTTGAAGGATTTAAGCAAACATCCTGAGCTTCTAGCCGGTGCGGTTGAATACGCTTTCCAACGTGGTGATATCAACTCAAAAGAATACCGCCAATGGAAATGCAAGATTGCAGAAATGGAGCGTCAACACACTGCAAAACTTCTAGCGACTATTAAAGCGTGAGGTGTGTATGGGCTTTTTCTTCAATGCAGAATTTCTTGAACAATTTGGTTGCTGTGTTGGTGAAGAAGATGAAGCAACTCACTACAGCACTTTTGGTGGCAGCGATTGGAAACTGAAAGCCAATAAAGACCAGATGTTCTACTGGGATGCCCTTTCAAAGTCTTGGAAAAGATGGGCTTTAACTTTAGAGCACTGCACACCTATCGGTGAAAAAGAACCAAATTACAAATGCGGACCAGTTAATCAAGTCGTAGTTAAGAAAGCCGAAACGACTCGTGAATTGTCTCAGATTTATTCAAATTCGAAATATAAAGGTGATTAAAGATGAATGCTCAAGTTAATAATACGCTGGTCATTGAGGATTTGGTGGCTATTCAACATGAACTTAAAGCCCCTAAGGATAAATTCAACTCATTCGGGAAATACAATTACCGATCTTGTGAGTCAATCCTTGAGGCGGTAAAGCCTTTATTGCACAAATATAACTGCACTTTGGTTCTATCAGATCAGTCAAAAGAATTGTGCGGCATCCCTATCGTAACTGCTATTGCTAAGTTTATTGATAGCAAAGGCAAAGAAACTGTAGTTCAAGCAGAGGCAGGTGTTGAAGTTAATAAGAAAGGGATGGATGTTGCTCAAACATTTGGAGCGTCAAGTTCATATGCTAGAAAGTACGCTTTAAATGGATTGTTTCTTATTGATGACTCCAAGGATGCTGATTCTGATGAATACCAAAATCAGCAGGTTTTACAGCAAAACCAGTATCAAAACCAATTAAAAGCCGAGTTTCAAAAAGCGCTTAAAGATATTGAGAATGCAGAGAGTTATTCAATTCTAGTGTCAATCTGGAACAAATTTAAAGCTACAAATTATGCTGAACAAATTAAGAAATCTATTGGTGCTAAACGTGACAAAGAAGGATGGGCAGCATGACAGATCAAGAATACAGAGGGAATATGAACTACCCTTTTCAAGATCATATCGTCTTGAATGTCGAAGAAAATGTAGTTCCTTTCCCAAGAACAAATCTACGTAAGTGCCAACATGCTCAAGTAGAGATTGACACTAAAGCATTGGAACTTACATGTATAAAATGTGGCGTGAAAGTCAATCCAGTGATTTGGATAAAAGACACTATGCGTTATTGGTCCCGACAACAAACAAGGATTACAGAGCAGAAAAAGCAGATTAGTGAAGACCTTGATGAGCTTAAGAAAAGAGCCCGAACCAAGTGTCAGCACTGCAACAGGATGACTGCTATTAACTTAAAGAATTTAAAATTTACAGTAATTGGGTGATGACATGACAGATTTGAATAAGGGAAGTGAAGTTAATCTACGCTTTGAGCAAGATGATGGTGCTGTTTGGGTCTTTGATGGAGATAGCCACCAAGGAACTGAAATCAGTCATTTAATGATGATGCATAGCGATGAATATAACGAAGATGAATTACGTGTTATTTGTAACCATGCAGCATGTGAAATTGACAGGCTTAGAGCAGAGCTAGAAAAAGCCAAAGCTCAGGCGGTGCCAGAGGGTTATGTTGTTGTGCCAAGAGTACCAACTGAAAAGATGTTCCAAGCATATGAACGATATTCAGTCGCGCCGATGTCGACGCTGAGTAAAACTGGATATAAGGCAATGGTTGAAGCAGCAGGTGATCAAAATGAAAACTCTTAAAATTACTTGGCTTGATGCTTGCTCTAATTGTGGTTTTGGCGACTATGCAGAAGTAACAACTGAACGTGGCATTGGGTGCTACTTGTGGGATGGGGACAAGGTTCAGTGTCCTAATTGCAATCACAAGGGTGAAATAGAATGTGATTCAGGGGTTGCCTTTGTCAATTGGGATGAAGTTGAAGAAGCAAGCGAATCGGGAGCTGAACAATGAGCATAACTCTTAATGGTCACCAATTAAAAAGCCTTCTCGAATTTGTAAATCCAGATGGTGAAAATGATTTAGATCAACTTGAAACTGAACTAACTATTAAATTTTTTGAAGATGGGCACAGTGGCAAAGGCTATTACTTTTGGATGACCGAATATCCAGAGGAAGGCAGCATGTTGTTGGATGTTGAATCGGGAGCTGAGGGATGAGTGAATTGATCAAGGTTTTGGATGGTGGTGATTTTCGTGATCGTTGGAATGAGCTTTGTATCAAGCTAGAGGATTATGAAAACATCAATTGTGATAATTACGAACAAGAGCTTCATGATCTATTTGAATACCACAGCTTTGTATTTGATGAATCAAAGCACGAATATTGGGAAATCGAATAATGAGTGAAGTTAAAGCGGAAAGTAAGGAGGGGTGAATTATGAATATACCAACAACAAAATATTCTGATCTTATGTCAAGTCTTGATTTACTTAAGCTTATTAATGATGCACGCATGGAATGTGGTGAGTCACCAATCCGGGCCAATGACTTCCATAAACGTGTTGAAGATGAATTAGATGGAGACCACTACGAAAGTTTCGTAGTTCAAAATCCAAACAAAACCTTAACTACCGTTTTTAATTTGTCTGAGGATCAGTGCACTTTAATTGGAATGCGTGAATCAAAAGCTGTACGTAAAAATGTATTGATGAAATTAAAGCAGAAGAATGGCATAAAAATTCCTCAAACTCTTTCTGAAGCATTGCAATTGGCAGCTGACCAAGCAAAGCAACTTGAACTTGCAGCCCCAAAGGTTACTTACTACAACACAGTAGTTGAAAGATCAACCCTACTCAATGCATCACAAGTAGCTCAAAAAATTAAGATGTCAGCAGTAAAGATGAATAGAATTTTAGAGTCTCTAAATGTTTATCATCGAGGCGTTAAACGAGCAAGGCTTTTTCAACAATGGTTTATTGATAAGGGATTTGGTGAGGTTAAGCAAACAGAACTTGGTTTTTCACAACCAATGTTTACCACTAAAGGTGAGGCATGGGTACTTGAGACATTTATAAATGAGGGAGTGTTAGAAGCATGACAGCGATTGCGAATATAGGTAGTAATTTTGTTGTGGCGTTACCACCTTCTGAAATATGGCTTAATGACTTACAAGCAGCAGAATATTTAGGCTATAAAGATGTTCACTTCAAGGCAGCGGTTTGCTGCTTACCAACCTTCCCTAAACCGCGCTATGTTATTAAGTGCGGTCAAGGAAGACGATGGAACTTGGCAGAGTTGTCAAACTGGTTGAATGAACAGTCAGATGATGAGCCAAAGAAAGGAAGACCACGTAAACGAGGCTAATCTAGCCTCGTTGCAATTTCACTTGCAGTAGCATTGTAATAGACCATCAAGCTTCTTAAGTCTTTATGCCCAATCATACGGGCCAAGTCTAAAACTTCTAATTTCCTTGCAAGGCGTGTACAAGCCTCATGGCGTGTATCATGGAAATGCAAATCAGTGATTTGACATCTATCTCTTAATTTACGCCAAAGCGTATCAAAGCTTTGGGAATTACAAGTAAAGACCTGCTTTTTATCAAGACCTTTTAATAAAGTAAGCAACTCAACTGCACGCTTAGATAGTGGTACATTTCGTTTAGTACCATTCTTTGTTTCATTTAAAACTAAATATCTATCTTTTAAATAAACACGATCCCAAGTCAAGCCAACAATCTCACCAGCACGCATTGCCGTTTCAATTGCAAAGAGAAAGGCAATTATAATTTGCTGAGTTGAGTTTACTGGTACATTGTTATCCCAATTTGCTGCAAGACATAATCTATCAATTTCATCCTGAGCAATTCGTCTATCCCGGTGTTTAGAAGGTGGCGGCAAAGTCAAGTCGGCCATTGGAGACTCTTTAATCCACTTCCATTCTTTCCGGGCAACAGTAAATAAAGAAGCTAAAATATTTGCTTCACGTCGGACAGTAGCACCCTGCACTTCTTTTAATCGGGAGTCGCGCCATTGCACTAAATCGTCAGTTGTGACTTTGGCCAATTGTTTTTGGCATAGCTTTTTATACTCACGCTTGAAGAAAGCCATTCGCTTGACTTCATTCTCATGAGTTTTCTTTTTAACACTCACTTCACTTAAGTAGCGTTCAATAGCTTCTAAAAAAGAGTGATCTGGTAATTTGCCATGCGATTGTTCGCGTAACTGAGTCTCGCGTTTAGATGCCCAAGCCCTAGCTTGAGCTTTTGTATCAAAGGTTGAACTTTCGCGAATTCCGTTTACACTTATCTCGGCTCGCCATGTATTGTTGCGTTGTCTAAATGAAGCCAT